AAGGAATATTGGGAAGGAAAAGTTCCTGATGAGTTGTTTGAGGAATATTTACAGAAGTATGGATACGAATATACTCCATGATGGGATATAAATAAATCTAAAAGTATCAATAATGGCGATCACACGCAAATCAAGAGCATTTAAGGATATAAGTCTGTCTTTTTCACCTCATCCAGTGACAAAAGACCTTCCTGTGCTACTTAATGAACGTGCAATTGTCAGGTCAGTGAGAAATTTAGTTGAAACAATACCTACTGAGAGGTTTTTTAACTCTTTAATAGGCACAGACATACGAGATTCACTATTTGAGAACTATTCAAGGACAACAGTTACTGTTATTGAAGACCAAATACGTGAAACAGTGTATAACTTTGAACCTAGAGTTAGTAACCTTGGTCTTGAGGTGGTAGGCAGACCAGATTTAAATGAAATAGAGGTCAAGGTACTTTTTGACATAGTTGGATTGGAAGTTCCAACTCAATCTTTCAGTTTCATATTAGAACCAACCAGATAATATGCCCTTTACTCAGTACACTAGTTTAGACTTTGAAAATATCAAAGCACAGATCAAAGATTTTCTCCGTTCAAACTCCAATTTTAAGGATTTTGACTTTGAAGGGTCAAACTTTTCTGTTCTAATTGATACTTTAGCATATAATACTTACATTAACTCATTTAATGCTAACTTAGTTGCAAATGAGTCATTTTTAGACTCTGCAACTATTCGTGAAAACGTGGTTTCACTTGCTCGAAACATTGGATATGTACCACGTTCAAGAAGATCAGCGATTGCAACAATAAAACTTGGAGATGTTGACTTAGGTTTAACTACAAATGCTACACCAAAGAAGTTAACGCTTAGATCTGGACTTGTATGTATTGGAAACAGTGAAAATACAACTTATCGTTTTTCAATACCTGATAATATTACATCAACTAAAATTGTAAGTCGAAGTGTAGGCACAGATGCAAACGGAAATGCTATTATTCACTCATTTGCCCAATTTGCTGATAATATATCAATTTACGAAGGAACATATCTAAATCGTGTGTACAGAGTTGATACATCACAGGATCAAAGATTTATAATTGATAGTCCTGGTATTGATGCATCAACATTAAACGTATATGTTGCAGATCCAAACCAAGCTACGATTGGAAGAAAGTATACGAAGGTTGATAATATTTTAAATTTAAATAAAAACTCAGAAATCTATCTTTCACAAGAAATTCAAGATGAAAAATATGAAATTTTGTTTGGAGATGGATTTTTTGGTAAAAAACTTGATAATGGATCAAGAATCACTGCAACTTATATTGTAAGTGAAGGAAAAGATGGAAATGGTCCAAGTAATTTTAGTTTCCAAGGAACCTTTACAAAAGACGATGGAACTTTCTTTACTCCAACTGATAGTGTGACAGTAACTACCATTACAAACGCTTCTAACGGGGCAGAAGTTGAAGATGTGTCGTCTATTAAGTATTTTGCACCAAGACTTTACTCAGCACAACACAGAGCAGTTACATCAAGAGATTATGAGGCAATAATTAATCAAATTTATCCACAAACAGAGTCTGTTGCAGTCATTGGAGGAGAGGAGTTAGATCCACCACAATTTGGAAAAGTGCAGATAAGTATCAAACCAAAAAATGGCACTTTTTTATCTGATTTTGATAAATCGCAGATTAAGAATAAATTAAAAAGTTATGCAATTGCTGGAATCAACTCTGAGATAATTGACCTTAAAATACTCTATATTGAAGTTGACTCTAACGTATACTATGACCCCATAAAGATAGGTTCATCAATCAATCTAAGAACAGATGTTCTAAGTGCATTGCAATCTTATGCAGATAACGTTGAGATGAATAAATTTGGTGGAAGATTCAAATATAGTAAAGTAAATCAACTAATTGACCGTATTGATGATGGTATTACCTCAAATATCACTAAAGTAATCATTAGAAGGGACTTGAATGCCTTAATTAATCAATTTGCTCAATATGAATTGTGTTTTGGCAACATGTTCCATATCAATCCTGTTGGATATAATATTAAAAGTACTGGATTTACAATTTCTGGCAGTTTAGAGACAGCATATTTTACTGATATTCCAAATAAAGATGCTGCAGGTAATCTTGATGGAAGCATGAAAGGAACTATTAGTGTTGTTACTAAAGATCAAAAAAATAATATTAAAGTTCTAATGAAGGAAGCTGGTTCTGTTGACTATAAAAAGGGTGAGATAATATTAAACACCATTAATATTACATCAACTGTCTCTCAAAACGACATAATAGAAATACAAGCATTCCCAGAATCTAATGATGTTATAGGTCTCAAAGATTTATTTGTTAGTTTAGACATTTCTAATAGTAACATAAATATGGTGAAGGACGTAATAGCATCAGGAGAAGATGTATCAGGTGTTGTATTTACTAGAGATTACTATACCTCAAGTTACTCAAATGGAGTTTTAGAGAGGAAATAATTTATGTCACAATTTGACAAAAGAATAAAAGTCAATACAATTATTGAGAATCAGTTGCCAGAGTTCGTCTCTGCTGATTTTCCTAACGCAGTCGAATTTTTTAAACAATATTATATCTCTCAAGAATTTCAAGGAGGTCCAACTGATTTAATCAGTAATTTTGATCAATATTTAAAAGTCGATAATTTAGTTCCAGAAGTCATTGTCGGTGTCACTTCAATTACAACTAGTATAGAATCAACTGATACAACTATAAATGTTCCAAGCACTAAAGGATTTCCAACAGAGTATGGTTTACTTAAGATAGATGATGAAATAATATCTTACACTGGAATTACATCTACTTCATTCACAGGATGTCTGCGTGGTTTTAGTGGAGTAACTGGATATAATGTTGGGATTTCATCTTCATTATTAGATGTTAATAAAGAAAGTTTAAAATTTGAAGAAACTACAGCATCTTCACATGTTAATGGTTCTGTAGTAAATAATCTATCTGTTTTATTTTTACAAGAGTTTTATAAAAAATTAAAAAAGACGTTTTTACCAGGTTTTGAAAACTCAACTTTAGCATCAGACTTAGATGTTGGTAACTTTGTAAAATTTGCTCGTTCTTTTTATCGTTCAAAAGGTGTAGAGGAGTCAATAAGAGTTTTATTTAAGGTATTATATGGAGTAGAGTCAAGGATTTTAGATCTCGAAAATAACGTAATTAAACCCTCTGATGCTGAGTATATAAGAAGAGAAGTAATAATTGCAGATTTAATTACTGAGGATAAAGATCCTCAAAACCTAGTAGGACAGACAATATTTAAAAATAATGATTTAGGAACTAATGGATCTGTATCTGAGGTTGAGATATTCAATAGAGATGGTAAAACTTATTATAAAATTGCATTATTTGTAGGATATAGTGATCGTGATTTAATACAAGGTATATTCTCAGTAACTCCACATACCAAAGTATTATCGGGAGTATCAACAACTGATTCTATTATAACTGTTGATTCAACTATTGGTTTTGGTAATACAGGAATTCTTAAGAGTGGAACTAATACAATTGAATACAAATCAAAATCTTTAAATCAGTTTTTTGGATGTGAAGGTATTGATGTCCCTATTAATACTGCAGATAGTATAAGAAATGATGACTTTATATTTGGTTATGAGAATGGTGATGCAACTAAAAAGGTTGAATTGAGAATTACTGGAGTTTTATCTAAATTAGTAACTGATGAAAACTTATCTTTAATTAGAGAGGGAGAAAAAATATTTGTAAAGAATGTTGGAGAAAAAATATTAAATGAATCATTAGATTATAGACAAAAATTCGTAAATAGTTGGATTTACAATTCAAGTTCAAGATTTCAAGTTGGAGTTACTACTAGTGAAATTGGTGGAACAATTAAATTAAACACTAAGATTGATAAATCATCTATTAAAGATGGCGATACATTCCAAGTATTAAGAAGAAATGAGACAACTGCTGACGATTTCTTTACAATTCCCAATGGTGGAGTTAATCTGAGTGATAATCAAATAAGTGTTCAAAATTTAAATTTTAATCCTGTTTTAGGTGAAGAATATGATATTCGTAGAGTAATTAAAAAAGCGTCTAGTTCTGGAATTGAGATAAGAGAAGGAAACAATAATATTATGTCAGACATATTAAATGTTTATGTTGACGGTACTGCAGATGGATATGTTGCATCAAATTCATTACCAAGTTATACAATTACAGATAAAGTTATAGATGAAAAGATAATTGGTATTGCTCAAACAACAACTAATTTTTCACTAGATGGACTAAATCCAGATACTGATTCATACAGTTTCCTCAGTTTTAATTTTGATACAATTAGAGATATTAAATTTATAAGGGGAGATGCTATAGTATACAATTCAGTTAAAGATCCTAATTCTACGGATAATAATCCAAGCGATATCATTCCAGGTTTGAATGATGGTGAAATATATTATGTTGATCCACAACCAGAACAACCTGGCACAAAGATTACTAGAATAGCACTTTATTTGTCCAGAGCACAAATTGGAACAGCTAGCACTGTACAAATTGGTTTAGGTCAATCTCTGACAGATCAGCATATATTTACACTTCAAAGACATCATGATAAGAAAATAAGTGCAAATAAAATTTTAAGAAAGTTCCCGTTAGAACAAAATTTATTCAATGCAACTAATAATGATGAAAATGTAGATGATATTGGATTATTAAAAGACGGTGTAGAAATAAGATCTCCAATATCGGAGGATTTTATAAGTTATGGTGGTATAACTAAAATAGACGTTATAAATGGGGGTTCTGGTTATGATGTTAATAATCCACCAAAAATATTTGTAGAATCTAGCACTGGTGAACAGGCTTTGGCAGAACCAGTTTTATCTGGATCTGTCGAAAAAGTTCTTATTGATCCACAAGATTTTGATATTGCATCTGTTAAGAACATTTCATTAACTGGTGGAAATGGTACTGGATGTGTATTAGAGGCAATTACAGGAGAGAGATATAGAGAATTAGAGTTTAATAGTAAAGATATATTTTTTGGTGGTGGTATTGATATTGAAGACGAAACAATTACATTTACACGAAAACACAACTTAGAAAACGGTGAATTAGTTTATTATTTGAATAACGGAAATCCATCTATAGGAATAGGTGCTGCTTATGATGGCACTAACACAATTACTGGAACATTAGCAAGTGGAGATCCATATTATGTAAGAGTTGTAAACTCTACAACTGTAAGAATCTATAACACAAAAAATGATGCTTTATCTGGAATTAACACAGTAGGATTGTCAACTGATACTGCAGCAAGTGGTATACATGCTTTTAGAACTATATCAAAAAATACTATAACCGATATAAAAGTAATTAATTCTGGAGAGGGTTATCAACATCGAAAATTGATTGTTAAACCATCTGGTATATCAACCTCTTTCAATACTATTAATTTTGTTAATCATGGTTTCAATCATGGTGACTTGGTTGATTATGCACCTATGGTAGGTATTGGTTCAACAATGCCAAAAGAAATTCAGGGATTATCAACAACAACATCTTACTATGTGATGAAAGTTGATGATAATTCATTTAAATTAGCAAATGCTGGTGTTGGTGGTACATCAATCGTTGATTTTGAGAGAGGTAAAATTGTTGGGTTAAACTCTACAGGTACTGGATATCAAACTTTTAAGTATCCAGATATTAAAGTTAATCTTGAGGTAGGTTATGGTGGCACAATAACAGGTGGTTTCAATATAACACCTTATGTTAAAGGTTCTTTTACTGATGCTTATGTGTATGAAACTGGTTCTGATTATGGTTCAAAAATTTTAAATACTTTAATAAATCCATCTGTTACAATTGATGGTGGAAAAAATGCAGAATTAAAACCAATAGTATCAAACGGAAAAATTATAGATGTTGTCATAGTTGATCAAGGTGAAAATTATTTTTCAAAACCAGATATTACAATAACTTCTAGTGATGGAAGTGGTGTAGGTGCTATTGTAAGACCTGTAATTGAAAATGGTAAACTTATCGACACAGTAGTGATAAACTCTGGTATAGGTTATAATGAGTTAACTACAAACGCATATCTTGATAATAGTGGTCTTAATGGTAATTTTGAGGCAAATGTAAGAGTATTACGAATAAATGAAAAGAGTAGAACAGGTGATACTGTATTAGTTCCAAGAGGAGATTTTTTAAGTTTTTGTGTTATAGGTTGTGATCAGGAATTAATTTCAAATTTAGAAGTCAATACTTTCAATGTAACAAGTAGTGGTGATTTTGATACACCAGCAAAACACTCATCAATCATTGGTTGGGCATATGATGGTAATCCAATTTACGGTCCATTTGGATATACAGAACCAAATAATATTAATTCCCCTATAAAGTTGATAGAATCTTCATATGCAAAAGATAGTACTAAAGTTGAGAATAGACCAACAGGTTTTATTGATGGGTATTTTGTTGACGATTTTGTGTACGATGCATCGGGTGATTTAGATATACACAATGGAAGATTCTGTAAAACTCCAGAATTTCCAAATGGAGTATATGCATATTTTGCAACAGTAGAGGTAAATATTAATGGTAAATTGAATGGATCATATCCTTACTTTATAGGAAAAACATTTAGATCACCTCTAATAAAAGAGAATCTTAAATTAACTCATGATTTTGATTTTAATAATTCAAATTTAATTAGAAACACCTATCCATACAATGTAGGTGAAGAATTTGCTAACAATGATTTTATTATCGAGTCAAATGAATTCATAAGACAATCAGCAGAGGTGACATCAGTATCAAAGGGTGAAGTAGAAAGTATTACTATACTGAATCCAGGAACTGGATATAAAGTTGGTGATCGCACATCTTTTGATAATACAGATACAAACGGTACAGGTTTAAATGCAGAAGTTAGTGATATTGTTGGTCTTGGAGTATCTTCAATTCAAACAAATCTTACTACATTTGAAGATGTAGTATTTACTTGGGAAAATAGTAATCAAGTCAATGCAAAATATCTACCATTTTTAGAATTAAATGATAAAGATAATATTTTAGTTTCTGGTTTAAATAAATCAATTCTAGGATTATCAGATTCTTTCACAATTGGAATTACTACCTCTCGTGTAAAATTACTTGCACCAACAAAAACTGTAGCATCTGGTAGTCTTGCTATAGAAGATATTTTTGTTAGTAAAATACCAAATGATGTTTCTATAGGTGGAACAATTAGAGTTGGTTCTGGGAATACATCCGCAGTTCAACCAGGAACAATTGATGAAACCATGATGGTAATCAATATATTTCCTTTAGAAAAAGCAATTCGTGTTGTAAGAAATACTGGAGTAGCACATACATATGGTTCAAATGTTGATATCTTAAACACAGTTATATCAATACCAGCATCAACAACTAAGTTTGAATCACAATTAAACGATGTTGTTTATTTTAATGCACCTCAACAAATAGGATTAGGAACAGATGGAGAAGGAATATCCACAAATTATTTTGTTGGAGATAGAGTAGATTCAGTATCGATCCCAAATAGACAAATTTATCTTCCTAATCACCCATTCGTTACAGGTCAAAAAGTAAAACTTAATGTTCCTAATACCTCCAATAAACAATTAAATGTAGCAACCTCAGATGACCCAAATGACTCAGATGGTAATTTTTCAATACCATTTACAGGAAATTCTCAAGATTTATTTGTAATCAAGAAAAGCAATAATTATATTGGATTATCAACCGTAGCTATTGGAAGTACAAGTGAAGGATTATATTTCAAATCAAATGCAAGTAATGTTAGCGGTATAAACACTCATCTCTATAATATTACATCACAATTTGAACAAGTAACAGGTGATATTGATAAAGTTATTAGTACTCTTACTACAAAAGTTGCTGCTGCTAATACAACAACTCACAATTTACAGAATGGTGACATTGTAACAATAAATGTTGTTCCAAACTTATCCGTTGGCTTAGGAAAAACAACACCTGTACAAGTTGATTATAACACAGAGTTTGAAAAATTAATTGTAGATCCAATAAAATTTGTAAGTGCAGATGTAGAAACAGATCGAATTGATATCGCTAATCATGGATTTGAAACAGGAGATAAAGTTCTTTACACTGGAGATGGTTCTGGAATAGCAAATGGATTATACTTTGTTCATAAAATTAATAGTAGATATTTCCAATTAGCAGAAACTTATAATGATCTTTATAGTAATCCAATTAATCTAATTAATATTACAGCAAATACTGGTGGAAATAATCAAGTTATATCACTTGTAAATCCTCAAATTAAAGTATATAAGAATTCAAAACTAACATTTGGTTTATCAACAACAAATCTTGCTGATTTTGACTTTAAAATTTTCAATGAAAATGGCGAAAATGAATATCTAAGTTCTCTTGATTCGACTACATTTAACGTTCAAAGACAAGGAACTATAGGTATAGGAACCAATCTAAACGATCTTGTTGGTGCTACTTTAACATTGCAATCTTCTGCTTCAACTCCTTTGGTTCTGTATTATGGATTGACAAAAGGTGGATTTATAAGCACTGCAGATACAGATGTACAAAATTATTCTCAAATTGTTTTTGTAGATAGTATCTACAATGGAGATTACAAAATATCGAATGTAACTGACGAATCATTTGAATTTTCACCAAAAGTTCCAGAAATTTTAAATTACGATGAAACAAATTGTGATGTAATTGAGTATTCTACAAAATCAAAAAATGTTAATGGTGGTATAAAAAATATTGAAATATTATCTAATGGATTCAATTACAAAAGACCACCTGTATTTAAAGAAGTTTTATCTGTTACAGGAGCAAATGCAAATCTAGTAGCTGAATCAAAAAATATAGGTAAAATAGAAAATATTAGAGTGCTTGACATTGGTTACGAATATTCAGCCGACAAAACTTTACAACCTGAAGTTTTTGTTCCATCAATAATTAATATTGATAATTTAGATCAAATAACTGAAATTGATATTGTAGATGGTGGATCAGATTATACAACTCCACCAAATTTAGTAGTGTTCAATCCTACATCGAATATCATTGTAGATGAACTTTCATTAGATCCAAAAGCACCAGAACAATCTATATCTTCAGTTGACATTATTGCACCTATAAATGGTTTAGATTCTGTTGAACATAAGATTTTTGCTATTAATAATTCAAATGGTATAGGGATAAATTCAATTCAAAGCAGTTCTGGTGGATTAGTTACATGCTTCATGGAAACACCATTTAATGGTTTCCTTGATCCACAACCATTTGCAGTTGGTGATGAAATTTATGTAGAAGGAATACAAAGACTTGGAGAAGCAGGAATAGGTACACAGGGTGGTGCTGCTGGTGGAGATATTCTAGGAGAGGGATTTAACTCTGCTGATCATCATTTCCAGTTCTTTAAAGTTGTATCATACACTCCAGGCACTACTACCATAGTAAAATATAGCGTAGCAGGTGTTACTACAAATCCAGGTATTGCTAAAACATTCCAATCTGGATACGCATCTATCATTAATAAAAATAAGTATCCACAGTTAGTTCCAGTTCAAAGTAGAGGTGTATTCCAACAAAATGAAGCATTAACTTTGAATGGTCAAGACTCTGATCTAACTGTTGTTGAAATTAGAAATGACTATATCAAATTAGATGGATTAGATTATATTAAGAAGGGTGATAGAATTTTAGGAAAAGTTACAGGTGTATCAGCAGAAATCGTTAATATAAAAAATAATTTAGCAAAATTTGAAATTGATTTCTCAAGTCGCCAAGATATTGGATGGATTGATGATATTGGTAAATTAAATGATGATACTCAAGTTACTCCTAATAACGATTACTATCAAAATTTATCTTACTCTGTCAAGAGTCCTATTCCTTGGGATAAATTCTCAAATAGTTTGAATAGTATTATACATCCTGCAGGTTTAAAGAATTTCTCCGATACATTTGTAGAAACTAAAACAAGGGTAGGTGTTGGAACTACTGTTGATTCAATAAGTGTTACGATTCTTGATATAGTAAGTGATGATAACAGAGTTGATGCTATCAATAATTTTGACAATGCATTAGACTTTAACAGTTTAGGAAATAAATCAAAATCTCTATTATTATCTGAGAAGAAATTAACTAATTTCAATAAGTGTATTACTAACAGAGTTCTTATTCATGATGATGTTAGCGATGAGTTTTCTAGTGTTGGATTTGCTGCTAATTCAACTATATTAAATGAAATTACTGGTAAATTTGTACATTATTTAATACAAGTAGTTGATCCTGATACCTTTGATGCTCAATTAAGTGAACTAGTCATTTTAACAACACAGGAAGACGTTTTTCTAGTAGAAAAATCATCGGATAGTGCTGGAGTAGGTTTGGATAATGTTGATGGAAATTTAAGATTGGGAACTTTTGATACTGAAATTAAAAGTGACGGAACGAAGAATTTATTATTCAACCCTAGTGAAAAATTCATTAAAGATCATGATGTAAAAATGATCAAAACTTTTTATGACGTTGATGCTTTGGGTGTTACAACCAGTGTTATTGGAAATATTCAATTAGTGAGTGCAAATGTAGGAATAGCATCCGCTACTCAAGAGCAAATACAAGCAGTCGGTTTTAACACTACTACAGTTGTAGAATTTAATAAAGATGAATTCAATGGATTACATGCTACTATTTTTGTACAAGATTCTCTAACTAAAGAAATTAATTATAATGAAATTACTGTTGATTTTGATGGTGTAGATACAACCACCTCACAAATTTACATTGATGATAGAGGTACTACTAACACATCAAACACTGTTGGTATTGTAACTACTCGATTAGAAGGTGGTTTAGTAAAAATACAAATTGAAAATGATAGAGAGAATCCACTCGATGCAAAAGCAAACATAGTTGGTTTAGGAACTATAACTGCTGGAATTGGTACTTTCAGATTTTTAGCATCAGGACAACCTCAAGGTGCTGAAAGGAGTGCTAGATTTGAATCTACAGTTAATACTGGTACAGGAACCTCTATATCTTATGCAAATCTTGATAAAACATTAGATAGTTCTATTAAATCATTAATTAGAGTATCTACTGGACAAACTTCAGCTATACATCAGGTTGTTGCAGTTAGAGACGCTGAAGATATTTTAGTTGTTCAATATCCGTACGTATCATTAGGATCAACAACTGGTATTGGTTCATTTATATCAGATACAAATGGAGATAACATCTCATTACTTTTTGTTCCTGATTCAGAGTTTACTGATGAAGTGACCGTTCAAGCATATAACCAAATTTTAAATACAGAGTCTGATTTTGATAACTTACCTGGTACTTTGAAATATGGTGCTGTAGAGCAAGATATATTATTATCAACTTATGATGGATTAGCAGGTAGAAGAGCAAATAAAACTAAATTTGATCTTACATTTGAAGGAACACCAATATACAGTAAAACTTTTAATCCTGATGGTGCTAATCTTGAAAAATCCACAGGAATATTTACTTTACCTAGTCATTTCTTTAATACAGGTGAAGAAATAACATATGAACCTACATCAACATTTATTGGAGTTGCTGCCACTGCAGTATCAATAGGTGCAACAATTAATAATGCTGGTGTCACCACTGATATTTTACCATCCACTGTTTTTGCAAAAGTAATCAGTGAAGACAAGTTCCAATTATTCCCAACAAAAGAAGACATTACTTCAGGTATTGCAATAACATTTACTGGTATTGGTGCTGGTAATGCTCATAAGTTAAATATGTCAAACAAACTGTCTAAGACTATTATTGGATTAGATGGCGTAGTGCAACAACCAATTACATTTACCGAATTAAATTATACGTTGGACGTAAACATCGGTGCTGCAACAACACAATTCTCATTAAGTGGAATTAGTTCAATATCAACATTTGATGTATTAAAAATAGACGATGAATACATGAAAATTATTGAAGTTGGTTTTTCAAGTACATCAGATGGAAGTGGAAAAATAGATGATCAATTAAATGTATCACTAGGAATTTCAAACATACCAACAGTTAGAGTTGAGAGGGGTGTTTTAGGAGTGGGTGCTACTTCGCATAATAATGGAGATGTTATTAGAGTTCATAGGGGTTCATTCAACATTGTTGACAGTTCAATTCATTTTATTGAACCACCCAAAGGTAATACTCGTACAAGAAGAACAGAAACTGAAATACCTTTCGTAAAAGCAAACTTTAGTGGTAGAACTTTCTTAAGACAAAGTTATGATACAAATATGTTATTCGATGATATCTCAGATAACTTTACTGGTCTTACTACTGCTTATAACTTAAAAGTTGGTGGTGCGAACACCTCTGCAGGTATTGATGGTAGAGGAAATGGAGTAGTATTCATAAACGGGGTATTCCAAACACCTGATACAGCAAATAATACAGGAAATGAAGAAAATTATAATGTTGGTATTGATACAATTGCTGGAATTTCAACTATTAGATTTACAGGTATAACCTCAGAGAATGGTCAATTCATAGTATCAGACTCCGATATCAATCAAAATCAAATACCTAGAGGTGGTCTTATTGTTTCTCTTGGTTCTACAGAAGGTTTAGGATATGCTCCATTACATGGTGCTAATGTAAAAGCAGAGAAAAATAGTAACGGTGAATTAACAGGTATTGTCGGTATTGGTACATCATCAGGATTTAATATAGGTATTCAAACTGCTGATTATGATAATAATACTGGAATAATAACTGTCACAACAAATGATGTTCATGGATTTGGTTTGAATAAACCTACTACGGTTAAATTAAAGGGATTGGAATTTAAATGCCCTAAAACTGTAGTTGGTCAACCTACAAATGCAAATTATACTCCTTCAAATGGTAATTTAGTTATTACTATTAACAATCATGGATTAGTAAATGGTGATGCTGTTGTTCTTGAAACAGATTCATTCGTGTTTACTTGTACTAAAGATAGTAACGCTACGAATCATAGTTATCCAAGAGCAACTGATCCTGCTGCAAATCAATATTTGACAGTGAGTAACGTTACTACAAATACATTTAGAGTAAATGTTGGTGCCTCTGCACCTGGTGATCAATATACTCATACTTTTGTATCAGCAACTGCTACTGCAGTACAAACAATTGGTGGTGGTGGATATGTTGGAGTCACAACCACAATATTCCAAGACCATGAAAGAGGGTTATTTGTTGTTGGTATTGTATCTGAGAGAACTTTTGAAGTAAAAGCAGGTGCCAGCACAATACCACATACTTATCAAGGTGGTGGTCATGTGTATGAATTTTATGAGGACTTAACATTTGGTTCTGGATATCGTGGTGGTAGTGTTGCTATAGGTGTAACAGACATTGCGTATGAACATAGATTCGTTAGTTCAGGAATTGGTTCTATTAAAAAAGGAACTTATAATGGAGATTCATTTACTGCAACTGATGCATTTTATGAATCTCACAGCGGACTTCTTACATTAACCATACCAGATCATACATTTACAACGAGTGATACAGTTGGTATTGATACTGGTGGAATCGTATTTAAGTGTTCAAAAGATGCATTCTTAGGTAATCATCCATATCCTCGTGCAGTATCTAAAACTAGTTTCCCTAACTCAGATCCATTTGCTGGCACATTTGTAAGTGTAGGTTCAACATCTCTCAGTACAATCACATTTAATGTTGGTGCTGGTGGTGGTGGAGGAACAGGTGCTGTTGTGACCGCAACTGTGGGTGTAGGAGGTAGTCTATCGTTTGATATAACCTCACCTGGTACAGGTTATGTAAATCCTGAAATAATAATACCTGAACCTGTATATGAAAATCTTGAAGTTGTAGGTATATCTAGATTAGGAGTTGGAGCAACTACTGATACTGGATCAAATTTACTATTAAATGTTGGGGTTAGTGCTGCATCAACTAGTGTTGGAATTGGTTCTACACTATTCCAAATAAAGGATTTTGAAGTTGCAAGGTCAGGACATTCGTTCAAAAAAGGAGATAAGTTCAAACCTGTAGGATTAGTTACTGCTGCTCATTTAACATCACCAATTCAGGAATTTGAATTAGAGGTTTTAGAAATATTCAACGATAAATTCTCCGCTTGGCAATTTGGTCAAATTGATGCGATTGATAGCATCAAAATATTACAAAATGGAAAAAGAACAAGATTCCCATTATTCTTTAATGGTGAACTATTAAGTTTTGAAAAAACACTTGATGATCCTCGCTCCGCTTTGATTGATTTAGATGCTGTATTACTCATCTTTATAAATGGTGTATTACAAAAACCTGGTGAAGCATATCAATTCCAAGGTGGAACTACATTTACATTTACTGAAGCACCTAGTGGAGAATCTGGTCCTGGTCTAAATGACCATGATAAAGTAGATATTTACTTCTATAAAGGAACTGATAATGTAGATGTAAAACTTCAAAATGTATCTGAAACAATAAAGATAGGTGATAATTTAAGAGTTTTTGCGAATCCTACTCTACCAGGCATAACAACATCACAGCAAAAAGAGAGAATAGTAAAAGAAATTCTTAATACAGATATACTTGATACTGATATCTACACTGGACTTGGTATTGACGAAAAAAATGAAAAACCAATAAGATGGACTAAACAAAAAACTGATTTCATAATCAATGGTCAAAAAATTGACAAATCAAGATCTATATTAGAACCTCAAATTTATCCCACTTCAAAGATAATCGGTAATTTAACATCTACATCTGGAAAGGGAGTTAACAACAATGACGGTATATTTGTTGATGATGCTACTCAGTTTTTCTATGAAAACAAGTATGATAATTTTACAGTTGACTCTGTTGATGCCTTGATAACATCTGGAGAAATTAAAGTAGGTGCATCTGCAACAGCAATAGTATCTACAGCAGGTACAATAACAGATATTAATATTACAAATTCAGGTAGTGGATATGAGAGTGCTACTGTTAAAATAGGTAATCCACTTGTAGGAATTCATACATTTATACAATCTGATGGAACGGTGGGAGTAGCAACTACTGCGACAGCAACCGCTACTATAACAAACGGTTCAATAACAGATATTAATATTACAAATCCTGGATTTGGTTATTCAAACATGGCTCCACCACAAGTTATAATCGATGAACCTAAATTTAAAACAGAAAAAGTAAATGGTTTTGACCAATTTGAAGGATATACTGGAATCATAACTGGTATAACTCAAATCACCAGAAGTGGTGGTGGTCCAGCACTTAGATTTGATTACTATGGAGTAGTAAGACAACCTAATGGAACATTAAATACTAATATTGCAGCAAACACATTAAAACAAGGATACCCAGTCCTTATTACAGATACAAATGTGGGTAATGGTCTTACATCTGTAGAACCTGGTAATGCAAATATCGTAGGAGTTGGTACAACTTTCGTTGATAATGTTTATATTGTTAATTCTATAATAACTGATGGTGCAACGGGAACTATCATATGCCATGTTCATACAAATAGTGCTAGTTCTATCAGCGGTATAAACACCGAAGGATTCTTTGATGGTGATCTTACTTCTGCAAGACCTCTAGGTAAATTAAGTTGGGGAAGAATATATGGTAACGACGTTGCACGTTCAAGTAATCCAATCTCAATTGGTGTTTCTGGATTCACAGTAAATAGTGGACTCACAACTTTCCCAACAATACAAAGAAAGAGTTATGATGATCAAGGTGAAAAAGGACACAGAAACAGCGGTTCAATAAGGGCTATTATAGCTTGATGCAGAAACCCCTATAAATAGAAAGAAAAAGTATAGATACGATGTCAGCAATTGTTACTGATCAATTTAGAATTTTAAATGCAAATAATTTTGTAGAGTCAGTAGAGGATACAAATAATTCATATTATGTATTTTTAGGATTATCAAATCCTGATGGTATACCAGGTTTAGTGGGTTATGGTAGATCCTCTGACTGGAACACAGTGACTCCCTCACCAACAGATAGTTTTGCATATCTAAGACATAGTGGTGATACAATGATGTTTGGTAAAAAGGTATCATCTGCAAATATAAGAAGACTTATTAGAAGAGTAGATTGGGTTTCTGGTAATAGGTATGAAATTTATAGAGATGATTACAGTCCAGAAAATCAAAGTCCAGTAACAAAATCAAATAGATTATATGACGCACATTACTACGTAATGAACTCTGAGTTTAAAGTTTATATTTGTATTGATAATGGTTCTTCAGGCATTAATCCATTAGGCAATGTATCACAGGATGAACCATTGTTTACTGATTTAGAACCATCAAAAGCAGGAAATAGTGGTGATGGATATAAGTGGAAATACTTATTTACAGTTTCTCCAAGTGACATTATAAAATTTGATTCAACTGAATTTATTACTGTTCCTAATAATTGGTCATCATCAACTGACTCTCAAATTAGAACAGTAAGAGAAAATGGAAACTCTGATGTAAATTCAAATCAAATTAAACATGTTTATATTGAAAATCCTGGTATAGAATATGATAATTCACCAGAGGGCGGTTCTGTAGAAGTAGATATATTGGGTGATGGAACAGGTGCAAAAGCAAGGGTAACTGTTCAAGGGGGCAATATAACAAATGTGACGGTTAGTAATGGTGGAAAGGGTTATACTTATGCAATGGTAAATTTAGACAGTATAAGTAGTAATGTTTCAGCACAAAATAGAGCAAAGTTAGTTCCTATAATTCCTCCTGGAAGAGGTCATGGTGATGACATTTACACTGAGTTGGGAACTGATAGAGTTATGATTTACTCTCGATTTGATGATTCAACTAAAGACTTCCCAAGTGATTCCATATTCGCACAGGTTGGAATTGTAAAGAATCCAACTAAAGCTGGCACTGCAAATACATATACCGATAATACATATTCATCACTACAAGCAATAAAATTTAATCCAGATACTTCTACTGGAACACCAATTGTAGGTGAGAAAATAACACAAACATTGACATTAAATAATGCTACAAGGATTGCTAAAGGTTACGTTTCATCTTATGATAAGGAAACTAAAGTGATGAAATACTTTAGAGACAGATCACTTTATTTCAATACAGGAAATATAGCGAAGGATCAAACAGACTTTCTTGGGATAACCACATCCACTCCAACATTTCAGTTTGAAAGTTCAGAGTCGGTTGTGAGTGGTGATGAATCAGGATTTTCAGGTAAAGTTCAAACTAATTTTTCAGGTATTTCTACTAATCCAACTGGAACTAAGTTGATTAATCTTGGAACTAGATTCCAAGCAGGGTTATCTGATTCTGAGATAAATAAAGGGTCGGGACAAATAATTTACTTAGATAATAGACCAGAGATTGTGAGAAGTGACCGACAAAAAGAGGACATTAAAATCATACTAGAGTTCTAAAATGCCACAAAAGACAAATCTAAATATAAGTCCTTATTATGACGACTTTGATAAGGCGAAAAATTTTTATAAAGTTCTTTTTAAACCTGGAAGTCCAGTACAGGCAAGAGAATTAACTGGTTTACAGTCAATATTACAAAATCAAGTTGAAACATTTGGAAAGCATATTTTCAAAGAAGGTTCAATGGTCATACCAGGTGGCATTGAGTATGATACATCGTATTTTTCTTGTAAAATTAATCCAAACCACCTTGGTTTAGACGTTTCAATATACTTAGATAGTTTAATTGCAAAAAATAATGGTAAAGGTGTAAGAGTTAGAGGTCAAAATTCTGGTATTGTTGCAACTATAAAAAATTATGTTCTTCCACCAAATGAAGGTGTAACTGAACCAACTATTTTTGTAAAATATAATAAATCTGGAACTGACTCTTTAAGCACATTATATCCAAATGGTGAGATTTTAATTTTAGAGGAGAGTGTAACTTATGGAAACACTACTTTAAATGCTGGCGAGACTGTATTAACTTTATCCCTAGAAAATGCTTCTGCAACTGGTTCTGCTTTTGGAGTGAGTGAAGGTGTATATTTTGTTCGTGGTACTTTTGTTGACGTATCAACATCTCTTATAATATTAGAACCTTATGATAATAATCCATCATACAGAGTAGGATTTGATATACTTGAAGAAGTAATAAATGCTAATGATGATTCATCTCTATTTGATAATGCAAAAGGATTTACTAATTTTGCTGCACCAGGTGCTGATAGATTTAAAATATCACTCAAATTAGCTAAGAAATCTATAAATGATTTTAATGATACATCTTTCGTTGAATTATTCAAGGTTGATCAGGGTGTAACTAAGAAACTACAAGATGATTCAGTATACTCGCAGATTAAAAAATATTTTGCTAAAAGAACTTATGATGAGTCTGGAAACTATGCAGTTGAACCATTCCGTGTCAATTTACAAAATTCTCTAAATGATGAAATTGAATCAAATGGATTATATACTGAGAATCAGTTAACTGATGATGGTAATAAACCCTCAGAGGACACCATGTGTGTTAAATTATCACCAGGTAAAGCATATGTTAAGGGATATGATGTATATTTAAATGGCACAACTGTTTTAGACGTTGATAAACCAAGAGATGTTAAAGATATACCCTCTGCATCCATACCATTTAGCATGGGAAGTTTACTTCGAGTGAATAATGTTCAAGGAACTCCATATATTAATTTGGGTGGAAATAATACAAATGTTGTTGGACTTTATAATCAAAGAAGAAGTGGTTCAACATCTTTACCTACTGGATTAAAAATAGGACAAGCAAGAGTATATTCCTTTGGAGTTACAGATAAACCATATGAAAATGCTTCAACTCAATTTGATTTACATTTGTATGATATTCAAACATACACCACATTGAGAGTAACAAATATAGTTTCAGGTCAAATAAAGGGAACTAGAGTTAGGGGTTTATCCAGTGGTGCCATAGGCTATCTAGCAGAAAATTCTGGAACGACTGCAGTAGATGAAATTAATATATCGGAGACTACTGGGACATTCGTTGTTGGAGAGCAATTAATTTACAATGAAAAAACCACTGACACAAAATCAACAGTTGCAAAGGTAAATGCATATAATGTATTTGATATCAAATCTGTTTTTCAAGACATTAGCACGATAAGTGGTAGTGGTCTAGTATCTGATTTTATAGCAGATTCAGTTCTTTATGATCGTGTATTGTCTGGATTTTCACCTGCAGATCAATTATCAGTCACTGGTGGAGGTAGTGGTACCAATACTGCTATTGTAGCAGGTCGTAATTTTGCAGGTAAGGTAGGACTTACTACAGATTCAATTATATCTTATAATTCAAATGATTTTTCAGATCCTGTTTATAATCGTGTAATAGATATAACTAACAGTGGAAAAACACTTACATTAGTCGAAGTCCCTGATGTTACTGATGTTAATGAGGGGGATATTATAACTAGTGGCACAACTTCAGGTGTTTTTAGAGTTAGAGTACCTTTAATATCAAATATTGATGATGCTGGATTATATACCAGATTACCTAGAAAAAATGTATCAAATTTAAATTCTTCAAATTCTAATCTGATTATTACAACTCAAGTAACAGGTAAATCATCATCTGGTTTTGAATTAGATTTGACGACTCAAGATGCTTTGGATGCAAGTGCAGGTATTACAAGTGCATTCTTTGAACCATTTGATGCTGAAAAATATACAATAACATATAGTAATGGTTTGGTTGAACCTTTAACTGCAGATAAGGTTAGTATTACAAATGATGGAAATGATATTAAATTTACAGGATTAGAATTTAACCTTGCTTGCACAGTAAATGTAACACTTAAAAAAGTTGGTGTTACAAGTAAATCAAAGAATTACTCTAGAAGTAAACAATTGGAAATCACAAGAACGACAGGTTCATCTGCAGATTCTAGTTTAACACAAAGTAATGCATACGGTTTAAGAATTCAAGATGAAGAGATTTCTCTAAATGTGCCAGATGTAAATAAAATAATTGGAATTTACGAATCAAAAAATACATCTAAACCAGTTTATGATAAGATAAAATTTGTATCTGGATTAAATTTAGATACTGCAACAGTTATTGGTGAAAAAATAGTTGGTGAAGAAAGCAGAGCAGTAGGTCAAATTGTTGAAAGAACTGCAACTGATATAAGTTTTGTTTACTTAAATGCAAATAGATTCACTGTTAGTGAAAATATTAAATTTAAAGAGTCTTCTATAATTGCTAGTGCTCAAGAAGTAATAAACGGAAACTATGTTGACAGAACTGATAATTACCTATTAGATAAGGGACACACCAAACAATTATCAGATTATTCAAGAATTGTAAGAAAAGAAGGTTCTGCCATTCCTGCAAAACGATTACTTGTTATATTTGACCAGTACGAAGTACCATCAGGAAATAAGGGTGATTTATTTACTGTAAATTCATTTACTTCTGATAGGTATACAAATGATATAGCAGACATAACAGGCGATAGATCAACTGATGTTTTAGATTCAAGACCAAGAGTAAAAACATTTAATCCAGCAGCAACACCAGGATCGCCATTTGCTTTCTGCAATCGTGAATTTGAAGAAACTAATCCATTTGTAATTACACCAAATGAAAGTTCTATCATGGGATATAGTTTCTATCTCCCTCGTATTGATAGACTTGTTATTGATGAATATGAACAGGTAAAATTAATTAAAGGAGAGTCAGCAGAAGTTCCTGTTCCCCCAACTGAAGTTGGTAATGCAATGGAAATTGCTCAGATCACATTGCCTCCATATTTGTATGATGTTGTCAATGAACCTCAAATAAGGATGTTTGATAATCGTCGTTTTACGATGAGAGATATTGGTGCTTTAGAAAAAAGAATTGAAAACCTAGAAGAATTTACATCTTTAAGTGCTTTAGAATTAGATACTAAATCCCTAGAAGTTAAAGATGCGGATGGTCTCAATAGATTTAAAACAGGTTTTGTAGTTAATAATTTTAAAAATAGAAGTTTCATTGATTTCAATCTTGATGGAGGTTCTAGATGTGATGTTAATGTAGAAACTAGAGAATTAATAAGTGCAGTTGATTTCTGGTCTATGAGAGCAGAACTTGCACTAAATCCAAACATTGACTTAGCTTCTGCTGATTTAAACTCTAATTTACAATTACTTGATGCAAATTGTAAAAAAACGGGTGATTTAATAACTCTTGATTACACTGAAATCGATTGGATTAATCAACCACAAGCAACAAGAGTAGAAAACGTAAACCCATTTAACGTAATTACATTTGCAGGTGGAATTCTCTTAGATCCTCCATCAGATAATTGGTCAAGAACTGTTTATTTAAATAATTATAGAGTGGAATCAACAGGTAATACTTGGGCTGAAACATCAAACGTTGTTAACACCACGGTTTTAAAAGAAGATAAAACTAATAGTATAAAAATTACCGATTTCTATCCTCGAAGAAGAGTAGATACTGTACAAACCAATAGACAGACATTATTGGTAGAAAAAAAATTCACTAATAATTTAGTAGGTACTGCAGAAGAGAGTGATTACATAGAAAGCACAAAAATTGATAGTAAAGTAGATCCTTTCATGAGATCTAGAAATGTATACTTTTCAGCAAATGGTCTTAAACCATCTACAAAACATTTCCATTATCTTGATAGTCAATCACCTGATATAATTCCTAAATTAATTGAAATCGAAATGGTTTCTGGTTCATTTTCTATTTTTGAAAATGCAAGAATTGAATTAGTAAGTTTAGGTGATGATCCAGAAATAGGTTATGTTAGAATACAGAGACCAAATCATAAATTTGGCGATAGTTCAAGACCAGATGTTACAGCTGGATTAGGATCACCATCTGTTACTGTTGAAGATTACTCTGTCGATCCTTATGATTCTTCAAGACCAGCACCTTCAGCAACATATTCTGCAACATCAAGATTACTTAATATTGATGTAAGTTCATTAGCATCTGAGGAGCAATATTATGGATATGCTGTAAAGGGTGCAATGGTAATTGGTGAAACCAGTGGTGCAGTTGCAAAAATTACTAGCATAGACTTAATATCTGATAATTGGGGTGATATACTTGGTTCATTCTTCTTTAGAGATCCAAATACAACTCCCAAACCTCCAGTTACTTTTAGAACTGGTGCAAAAACATTTAAAATAACTGCTGCTTCAGAGGGTGTAGTACAAATACCAGGCTCCACATCACTCGCTAGTGACGCTTCAGGGGTGTTTACAGGCACTGGGGTTATCGTTACACAAACTAACAATAATGTGCAGATTAGGAACCCTGCAGCACCTCCACAGAGAGCTAATTCATTTACTGAGAGGATAAACGTTAAAACAGATATTATAGACACAAAATTTGTTAAAGCACCTCATAGAGACCCATTAGCTCAATCATTTAGAGTTGATGAAACAGGAGCATTCTTAACTTCATTTGATGTATACTTTGCTTCTAAGGATCCAAATGCTAAAGTATTTGTAGAACTTAGACACATGGAACTTGGCACACCAACAGAATTCCTTGTTCAAAATTACACTCAAGTAGCATTGAATCCAGATCAAGTTAATATATCCAATGATGCATCAGTTCCTACCACAATTAGTTTCCCATCTCCTGTTTATCTAGAACCAGATAAGGAATATGCAATTGTATTTTTATCACCTGCATCAGACTTATATGAAATGTGGGTTGCTCGTATGGGTGAGAGAACAGTAAAAACAACTCTTCTCCCTGAAGTAGAAGATGTTGTAGTATCAAAACAGTACATTGGTGGTAGTTTATTTAAATCACAAAATGGAACAATCTGGACACCAAGTCAATATGAAGATTTAACATTTAAGTTACGTAAGGCATCTTTTGTAGAATCTGGAACTGCCACATTCTATAATACACCAGTTACTCCAGGCAACTTAAATTCTCAACAATTATCTGACAATCCTGTTCGTTCATTACCAAGAAAACTTAAACTTGGTGTTACTGGAACCGATTGTATTGATGCAAATTTAGGTATTGGTGACAAGATTACGATGGCAGATGGAAATGATGCTATCGTTGATGGAGTCAATTCTAACGATGATAATTCCATAACAGGTATTATTGAAGGTCAAGGTTCATCTATTAGTTCATCCACTTCAACATCAATTGTTACACGAGGTTCTGGTTATCCTGTAACTGGAGCTCCTATTGCAGATGTTCCTCTCAAATCTTTGACAGGAAGTGGTACT